ACGCCGGGTACAAGGCGGAATTCGCTTGTTGAGTTCCGCCTTGTACCCGGCGTGGATCTGCCGGTCGATCTTGTTGAGCGCCGAGACGGGCCCGCCCGCCGGCGTGCTGATGGCCTCCAGCCGGCCCACGAGCTGGGCGTCCTTCAATCCCTCCGCGACCTCGGCCGTCTGTTGGAGTTTGAACGCGATCCGCTTCTCCAGCTCTCTTTGGAATATGGCAAGCCGCTGAGTGTCGAAGACGTCCAACCCCGCCGGCGAGCCCTTCGTCTCGAGAAGGTCTTCGACGCGGGCTATAAGCGAGTCCCCTCCGACGTTTGGCAGATCGTCTGTCGTTGCTTTGAACGCCTTCGGCAGCCGGTTGTCCAGTTCAGTTTGGAACGCCTTCAGCCTAGACTCGTGAACTCGGCGCAACGCCGAGCCCTGCGGCTGGCCCTTGACGAGCGTCTTCAGATCACCGACGCGTCCGATCAGCGCATGGTTGGTGACGTCTGCCGCCGTGTTCGCCGCCTTCTCCCCGATGATGAGGATTCGGCGCTGGAACTCGGCCTCGAACGCCTCGAACCTCGCCGTCTTCACGGCCGAGTCCAGTTTGAACGTGCCCGCGGCCTTCTGGTCGATCAGAGAGGCGATGTCAAGGTCGTCCGCCGCCCTTGCGTCGGCCGCGTTCTTCCTCGCGATCGCGGCGGCCCGCTCGATCTCCGCCTTCGCCGCCGCCTCCGCGGCCTCCCTTTCCGCGGCCTGCTTCGCGGCAGTCTCCGCCCTCGCCTGCGCGGCCTTCTGCGCAGCCGTCGGCGGGATCGGCGTGGGCGGCGTGATCGGCTTGTTCGCGGCGAGCCTCGCCTCCGCCTGCCTCAGCTCCTTGATCGTCAGGATCTTGCCGTCACTGCCCGTGAACCGAGACAGTCTCAGCTGGCCGTGCCTGAAGATGCTGGCGCGCGTCGGACCGAGCGCCGCGTTCTGCGTCGCGCGGTTCTGCGCGCGGAGCCAGCCCGGGTACGTCTGCCGCGCGGGCACCTGGCCCGTGAGGCTCGCGCGCGTCGTGGCCGTGATCTCCTTCGCCTTGATCCCCAGCTCCTTGAATGACTTCAAGACGGGAATCGTCGTGCACCGGCACTGGTGGTGCGCGGGCGGACGCGGTCCAATGCCGGGCTTGAACACCTGCCCGTCGAGGCCCATGCACTCTAGGCACGTGTTCGTGTCCAGCGTCGAAAGCCACTGCACGCCCTTGACGACGCTTTCGTTGTTCTCGTAGTACGCCTCCCGGCTCCAGTTCGCCGTGTGCGTCGCCGCGGTCCTGACGACCGCCTCGGCCTGCCTCCCGATCGTCGGATACGTGTCCCGCACCGACGCGATGATCTGCGGCGTCGTCAGCCCCTGGATCAGGCCCGTCTTGATCGTCCTGTCCAGCCGCTCGACCGTGGCCGCCGCGACGGTGGAGAAGTGGCGGCCTAGGATCGCGCCCTCGAACGGCCGCGACGCGACGATCGAGGTCAGCTGCCGCAGCGACACGGAGTTGGTCGCGAGCCTCGCCGGAAGGAAGTCGTCGACGAGCGACGCCTGCCAAGCGACCTCGTCCGACGCGAACGGGATCAGCGCGTTCCGCGCGCCGTCCGAGATGCCCGCGAAGCCCTCGTTGACGATCTTGTTGACGCCGGCTCTGAGGTCTCGCAGCCTCGCCGTCGTGACCGGCCCGACGTCGAGCCCACGCTCCGTGATCGTCGCCAGCCTCGCGGCGACCCGCGCGTCCACCGCGGGCAGCACGTCGCTCTTGAGGAAGGCGCGGGCGTCGGCGACGAGCCCGTTCTCGAACCTCTCTATGACGACGGCGCGCGTGATGCCGCGGTCCCGGAGTATGTCGTTGGCGGTCGCCACCGCCTATTCCTCGCCCTCGCCCTCGCCCTCCCCGGGCTCGGGCCGCAGCCCGATCTCGGTCGCGGCCTCCTTGGCGAGCCGCTCCGCCTCCTTCTCCGCGTCGAACTCCTCGGACAGCAGGTTGCGCCGCTTCAGCTCCTCGTAGTACGTCTCCCGGGAGATGTCGCGCATCGCCCTCATCCTCGAGAGTTCGGCCAGCTCGTCCTTGGTCGTGGCGGACTCGGCGAAGGAGTCGTCGATGTTGACGCCGACCTCGCCGTCCGGGCGGTCGAGCCACATCAGCGTCAGGCCGAGCGCGCCCTCGAGCGCCGACTCCATCGCCCGTATCCACGACGCGAGCTGGGACGTCTCCGCCGCGGTGTCGATGGACTTCTCGGTGGCCGTCATCGTGCCGCTCTTGTTTCGCAGCAGCGGCTTAAGGCCGAGCAGCGTCATCTGGTCCTCGATGTCCTCGAGGTCATCGCGGCCGGACGCGATCGCCTTGCCGGTGTGCTCGACGTAGCCCAGCTTCGCATTGTCCTTGACGGACCGGATCATCTGGTTGGGGCCGATCGTGACCTTGTCGCCCAGCTCCTTCTTCGTGAAGCCCGCGCCGAACAGCAGCGGCATCCGCGCGAACTTGAGGATGTGGCGCTGGTCGCTCGACGACTGCCAGTGCTCGAGGTTCTTCCACGCGAGGTCGGCCATCGGCGGCGACCCGAGCATGAAGTCGATGTGGTTGGTGTAGAACGTGACGAGCGGGATGACGTTGATGGAGACCGTGCCGCGCTCTTTGAATTTGTACTCGCCGCCCTGCTGGTTCCCCGTCGTCGTCGCGGTCGGCCGCGTCCACAGTTCCCACCACGTCTCGCCCTTGTCGTCCTCGGCCGCCGGGTCCGGCAGCCTGCGGTGGTAGACCTTCACGCGGTCGGTGAATACCTCGCCCCAGTCCCCGTGCGGTTCGGACACGGTTTCGACGATGCGTAGCTGGATCAGCACCTCCTGTCCTTGGAACCTCTCCGACCGCCAGCCGATGATTCGCGTCGCGGGCACGTGAGACCAGAACGGCCGGATGCCCAGTTCGCCTTCGTCGTCGAGCGAGAGCGGCTCGCCCGACTCGTTCTCCGGCACCACAGGGAAGTCAACGAGGATGTGCGACAGGCCGCGGTTGACGCCGTCCACGAACACCCGCTTCGCGAAGGAGGAGATGCTGTCGTTCCGTGACGTCACGTCCTCGGAGAACTCGAACAGAACGGATTCCGTCGCCTCCGTCAGCCCCACGACCTCTCGGAAGGGCCGCGACCCGAGAGACCTCACCGCGTCGCCGTACGCGCCGAACAGGAACGAGCGGTCGCGCCTCGCGGCGTACGCCGTCGCCTCCTCCGCCTGCTCCCTCGGCAGGTACGACTCGCCGGCGTCCCTCATCGCGCGCGTGCCGCCCATCAGCGTGTCGGACATCGCCCACTTGGCCGCCGCGTCGATGTATGCCGCGGTGGGCTCGTTGACCTTGAGGGGCGTGTGGGAGGCCATCTAGATCCTTTGCGTCGCCACGCCGCCGCCGCCGGCTAGAACGCGGTATCTGACGTTGTCCCAGTCGTGGTCCGGCTGGTCTGTGTCGACGTCTTCGAGATTCTTCTCGTCCCGCTCGAGGACGGCGATGTGGGCGGAGGCGCGAGGGCACGTCGTCCAGATCGCGAACCCGGGCGACTCCATCGGCTGCTCCCGCTGCGCGATCATCCGCCCCCTCACGAGGTCGAGGCCGCGTATCCGCGAGCCCGGCGTCTTGTTAGCCCGCTCCCAGTCGACGCCCTCGTCCTCCATGTCCTCGGCGATCGACGCGTCGTTGACGGTGTCGAAGATGGACGAGTCGGCGGGCCCGCCCTCGAACCTCCAGCCGTGGGACTCGCGCCACCGCGTCTCCCTGTCGCGGATGCCGGAACCGATCGCCCTCGCCGTGAGCCCCAGCCCGCGCTCGTTGCCGTCGTCGCCGTACCACTCGCGCACGACGAACAGCGTGCCCTTCGGGTACCACGCGCGCGGGCCGCCCCTCTGCGGCGCGCCGCCGGTGGTCGGGTCGAACTCCTCGCCGCTGGACTCCGCGTACCACAGGACGGAGAACGGCGCCGACGAGCCCCAGTCGAACCCGCGGTCGAGGAACCAGCCGGACGGGATCTTGAAGGGTTTGACGATGTGGACCTTTCTGTCCCAGACGTCGTCGAACGCCCCGCCGGCGACGATGTCCCAGTCTCCCTTGCGCCACGCCTTGTACAGGGCCGGGTTCGTCTTTTTGAGCGTCTCCAACCGCGCGAGGTATTCGGGGTCCGCGTCCATCAACGCGACGTTCTCCTCGATGTCGCTGAAGATGGCGACTTGCTTCAGCCCGGGCTCGACCTCGAAGGGCTCGCAGTCGCCGGCGGCGTCGATGAACCTCCGCTTGACCCAGTTGTGGCCGATGCCGAACGGGTTGGCCGTCGCCCTGATCTTGCGGGGCATGTTCGGCGTCGACGAGCGCGAGCAGCTGACCATCATCGAGAGGCACTCGTCAGTCGGCCAGCGTTGGATCTCCTCCCAGCCGATCCACGGGTATTCGTGGCCGTGATACTCCCAGTAGTCGCGAGGGTCGCTCATGTAGCGGAGGAGCAGCTCCTCGCCGTCCTCGAACCGCCACGTGAAGTCGGCGGCGTTGTACCTCGCCGACGGGAAGATCTCGCCGAACCAGCGCCGACTCCGCGAGATCACGTCGCTCAACTGCTTGTAGGTGCGGCGGAAGAGGATGCCGCGCCACGCGCCGCCCCAGCCCTCGCCCACGTGCTGGGCGTAGTCCATCAGCAGCGCGTCCGTCTTGCCGCCGCCCCGCGTGCCGTGGAGCACGGCGATCCAGAACGGCGCCTCCATGAAGGCGATCTGAGAGCCGGGTTGCGGCTCCCATATCACGTTCGACGACGAGGCCGGCGCGGACACGCGTCAGACCCGGTGCGCGATCAGCTCGAGGGTGGCGCCGGCCTCCGAGCCGACGACGACGACTTCGACCTCGATGTCGTCGGGGCAGTTCGCGACCTCCTTCATCTCCGAGGCGGTCGCGGCCGTCACCTGCGTGAAGGTGGCGAGCACCCACTTCTTCGTGTTCAGGACGCCGCGTATCGTGACGTCGATCGACGTGCCCGCGAACCCCGCGACGTCGAGGTAGAAGCGGGCGCTGTCGGTGGCCAGCCTGTAGAACGACGTCTGCTTCTGGACGGCCGTGGTGCCGGCGGGCAGGGCGCCCGTGTAGAAGCTGAACTCAGCGTACGACATTTGGAACCCTCAGGACCTGTTGGCGTGGACGGCGAGCGTCGCCCCCGTTATGGAGCCGACGACGACCACTTCGATCTCGATGAGGTCCGGGCAGTCGGAGAGGAGGAGCGACTGCTGGCCGTCCGCCGTGAGCTGCGTGAACGCCGCCAGGTCGTAGGTGGTCTTGATGCCGCTGACCATCACGTCAGTCGCAGAGGTCTCATCCGTGAGCGACTCGGCCGGAGTCACGGCGGCGTCGGAGATGACCGTGTCGATCGTGAAGTGCCCGTTGTTGACTTCCAGATTCATCCCTTTCACGAAGATCACGTCGCCGACCGAGATACCGTCAAATGTGCCAGACGGCCCCAAGAAATTCCCAGAGGCAGCGAGAAGCGCGATGCCCACCTTCGGCGGCACCGCGAGCTTCCCGCGGACCGTCGCGTCCACCGAGGTGCCGACAAAGCCGTCGAGCTTCCACGAGAAGCGCGCGCCCACGACGGCCGGGTTCCTGTCGCCGCCCAGCGTGGACCGCACCCGCGCGGTGGTGCCCGCCGGCAGCCCGCCGATGAAGAAATTGCTCTCGACG